TTGCTCGGCCAAGTTCCGGCAGTTCCCTGCCAAGGAGGGCGCGACCACGGCAAGCAGCACGGCCACCGTGGTCAACGACACGGCGGCTGCGCTGTCGGTCAATCAATACGCCAACAACTTCCACTACCTGCGCCTCGTCGATGGCGCACTAGCTGGAGAAGAGCGCCTGATCGTCTCGAACACGGCGACGAGCTACACGGTCACGCCAGCGTTTAGCGGTGCGCCAGCAAGCGGCGTGAGTTACCGCGTCGTGAAAACGAATGTCGATAACTTCGGCGGCACGGACGTCTACTCGCCCGGCGCGAACAAGACCATCGAGCAGCTCGAACAATGAGCACGAAGGGCGAGCAGATTGCGGCAGCAGCCGAGGCCATGGTGGGGACGCCGTTCCGCCATCAAGGCCGCAACCCGCGCAGCGGCGTCGATTGCGTCGGCGTCGTGCTCTGCTCGGTCTGGTCTGCTGGCTGCGACTTGCCCGACTGCTTCGGATATGGGCCACTGCCGAAGGCCGACATGCTGCTGGCCGAGCTCGGCAAGCGTGCGCGCCGCGTCCATCGTGACGATGCGCAGCCCGGCGACGTGTTGGTGTTTGCATACAAGCCCGAGCTACCGATGCACTTCGCGGTGCTGGTCGGGGCCGAGCACATCGTCCACGCGCACGGCAGCACCGGTCGCGTCATCAAGCACCGGTTGACCAACGCATGGAACAACCGACTGCACAGCATCTGGAGAGCGGAGGGCGTCGATGGCTAGTCCTGGAGTTGCAATCGCGGCCAAGGCGTTTGCTTGGAACCCGTTCCTTGCCTTCGGCGCAATCGCAGTCGCTAGCTATCTCGACCAGCGGTTCCTCTACCCTGCCATCCTTGGTGAAGGCGAGGAGAAGGCAAGGCCACGACCGCTAGTTGGATTGCCGCAGACGAGCAACACGCCAGGGACGCCACGCGTCTGGGCTATGGGTCGCCGTGTCCGCGTGCCGCTGCACATCATGTATCAGTCGGAGAAGACGCGCGAGGACACGATCAGCGGCCCGAAAGGCGGCGTTGCTGGTCAGATCAAGCGCGTGTTTGCCGATGTCGGATTGTCGGTGAACGACCGGCAGACGTTGAAGATGACGCAGATGGTCGCCAACGGGCAGCTCGTTTGGTGGACAGACAAGAACTTGGTCAAGATCACGACCAACGAGATGACGTCGAGCACCATCGAGACGGTGACGACGAGCGGCACGGTGGCGGCTGGTAGCACCACGACGGTGGTGAACAGCACGACCGGTTCGATGACGGTCGATGCCTATGCGCGCAACTACAACTGGCTGAAGATCACGAGCGGACCGCTGTCGGGCCAGATGCGCCCGATCATCAGCAACACCGCGAGCGCGTTCACGGTTGACTGGGCCTTCGGTGGAACGCCAGGCGCGACCGTCACGTATCAAGTGGTCAAGAAGGTGCTAAAGCTGACGATGAACAGCAGCTACGAGCCGGACTTCACCGACCAGCTTGTCGTTGGTGACGTAGTGGACTTGCAGGGCTTTAGCGATAACGCCACCGGGAGCATTCAAGGACGGGGGCCGTGGACGCAGCGCAGTTGGTGGCGAGTCAACGAGTTGACACGGCACGCAGCAACCCCTTCATCGGTCACGCTGGAGGCGCTGATTGGGCAAGACATGGGCTCGCTGGTTAGTGTCACAGCTGGCACTGCGCTCAACCCTGCGTCTGTAGTCCGAGAAGACTACTTCTTTCTGATCTCGGCTAATGAGGTCTGGACTCCTGAGCCGCCAGGTTCTGGGGACCCGGCAGCTAACCAAGTCATAACAACGAATCAGACGTTCGAGTGGCAGGACATGATCAAGAAAAGGTGGGCGCGCTTTATGGGCGTCAACGGGATCATGGACATTAAAGCGTATAACGCACAGAAGAAGATTTCTGGCGTGTTTACCGACGTCGCTGACGGCAGCATCTGGCGGGGGCTAGTCAATGCTTCCGCTGGTAATGGGCCAGACTATGTTGTTTTCCCTGGTCCATACATTATCACTAACCTTGCAGGGCTAAACCAGCAACTGCGCATTCGCAGCGCAAACAACACGCTCGTTCTGACTCCAGCTGTCATTCAAAACTACGAAGGACGCATGTTTGCGGCGGATCCTATCGACAGCTACTACCAAGGCACCGACGGCCAGCTCGAAGACTCGATCATCGCGCGCACAAAGACCGCAGGGCAGATCCCTGGCTTCCGTGGCATGGCCTACCAGATGCTCGACCAGTGGGACCTGTCGACCTACTTCGGCAACCAGGTGCCGCCGATCATCGAGGGCATCATTGAGCCCGACTCGGTGATGATCGTCCCGCAGGCCGTGCTGGAGATCTGCGAGCGCGCCGAGCTGCAAGACTTGCTGATCGACGTTGCGGACGTGGACCAGGAACCGTTCGAGGGCTACTGGACTCAGGGCGCGATCCCGACCGTCACGGCGCTGCAACCTGTGATGCTGGCCTACGGCCTGCTCGCCCAAGAGCGCAACAACACGCTGGCCTTCTTCAACGTCGAGAACGCCGACAGCATCCAGATCGAGAACGGCGCGACCTTCTCAGACCTTGGCGTTGCCAGCGGTGCCGACACGCCGAGCGCAGGCGACAAGCTCAAGATTACGCAGCGCGACACGCAGGACCTTCCGACGAGCATCGGCGTCTCGCACCAAGACCCCGACCAGCAATACGCGCAGGGCTTCCAGCACTTCCGGCAGCGTCAGCCTTCACCGCTTGCGTCGAATAACGAGCAGAACATCCAGCTGGACAACGTGGTCTTGAGCCGCAAGAAGGCGCGCAACCTCGCTGCCACGCTGCTGCGTCGCAGTTGGGTCAACGCGACCTCGCTCGATTTCCAGCTGCCCGTTGCCTACCTGGAGGCGTTGGAAAACGACCTGGTCACGCTGACCGATGACGAGGACCAGGACTACACCGCCCGCATCATTCGCCGCGAGGTCGGCAACAACTTCGTCGTCAACGTGACGGCGGTGGTCGAAGACGTAACACTCGGCGTGCGCGGCTCGCCGGTGCAGCCTTCGCCAGACATCGTCATCTCGACGCCAACGCCGGTCACGCCGACGTTCCGCGTGCTCGACATTCCGCCGCTGGTGGACGAAGACGCATTCGTGCCGGGCTACTACGTCGGCGCATGCTCGGCTGGCGGAGCGCGGTGGGGCGGTGCGGTGGTCTACGAGTCCCGCGACGGCGGCACAAACTACACGCAGGTGGCCGTGCTCAACACGCAGTGCGGCATGGGAACGCTGACCAGCTCGCTCGCGTCGGGCACGCCCGGCGACGGCATCGGCAGCGTGACCTACGACACCACCAACAGCCTGACTGTGGCAATCGACCGCGACAACGTGATCCCGCTGGTCACGGTCACGACCGCAGACGTTGAGGCGGGCTGGAACTGGATGCTGATTGAGGACGGTGCCAACTTCGAGATCCTCGGCGCGCGCGACGTTGTCGACAACGGCGACGGCACCTACACGTTCGACTACCTGCTGCGCGGTCTGCGCGGCACCTACGACTCGGCGGCGACGACCAAGGCCGCAGGGTCCAAGGTCACGTTCCTCTACCAAGCGCGGCAGCTCGGCGCTGTGCAGTTTGTCCCGACCAACCTCAGCGCGGGAAGTTTGCCCACTACGATCGATATCAAGGTCGTGGCCGCTGGTCAGTCGATCGACGATGTCACGGCGGAGACGGTCACGTTGGACTGCTGGAACGCGCGCCCGATGCCGGGCCGCATGTTCCAAACGGAATACGCGCCAGTCACCAACGACCGCGTCTTCACGTTTGACCACTGGACTCGCCTGCAATCGGTGCCTGGCAGCGCAGGGCCTTACCAGATCGACGAGTCGTTCGAGGGCTACAAGGTCAACTTCTACGACCCGACAGGCGTCACGCTGCTGCGCACGAAGACGATCAGCGCACAGAACACGGGCAGCACGATGATCCGTGGCGCGCGCGAGTTCACCTACACCGCAGCCGAGCAGACGGCGGACGGGTATACTCCGGGGCCAACGGAGACGTTCAAGGTCGAACGCTTCCAGCTAGGCGACTTCGGCAACGGTCGCACGTGGATTGAGGACGTTTGATGCCAATCGACCAGGACTACAGCGAGAACGTAGTGTGGAGCGGCGACTTCGCGCGCCGCACGGTCGAGACGCCGGTTGCCGGTGATGACTACGTCGAGTTCCTCGATGCGACCGATGGCCTGGTCAAGCGCTGCCTGATCTCTGCCATCGGTGGCGGTGGCGGTGGTGCTCCTACGGGCGCGTCTTACATCGTGGCCAGCCTCAACGGCACGCTGACCAACGAGCACGCGGTCACCAACACGAGCACGATTGAGTGGGACACGGCAACCGCAGGCGTGGTGACTGCCAGCATCCCCAACGGTGGCGTTACCACGCTGCAACTCGGCGGCGACATCACCACAGCAGGCAAGGCGTTGCTCGATGATGCGGACGCGGCTGCGCAACGCACGACGCTCGGCCTGGCCGCAGTGGCAAGCACTGCGAGCGCATCGGACATCACCACCGGCACGCTCGGCATCGCTCGAATCCCAACGGGCACATCGAGCAGCACGGTATGCATCGGCAACGACTCGCGCTTGAGCGACGACCGCACGGCTAGCGGCCTGCGCAGCGACACGACCATCGTCGAGATCTCGTCGAGCCCGGCACCTACGGCTGGGCAAGTGCTGGTAGCTACAAGCGACATCAGCGCAAAGTGGGACACGCTGGCCAGCGGTAGCAGTTCGATCGCGTTTGCCGATGCTCCGATGAGCAGCACGGCGATCAACGTCACCAGCTACACGGCTCTGGTCAGCAAGA